GGAACTGTCCACAGGATAAGGGCAACGAGTAGTGGGTTCTTTTGTGGTAAAGCCGTAGTGATAGCAGATGAGTCAAGTGCTTCTGCTATTCCCCTTAGAGTACAGCATGTCAATGTATCAACCACTACTAACGATGTCATAGAACTAGACGTTGCTAATGGCGGTAAAGGTGGTGAAGTTGGTGATGAAATTATGTGCACACTGATTGCTGAAAACACTTGGCTTGTAAACGCAAACCTCCATACTACAACAAATATCGCTACTCCAGCAGTTTTTGTTAACGCCTAATGGATGATATTTTAAAAGAAGCAATGCGCGACGAACTACAAGATGTGTTCGAACGCATAGAGGACATTATTGATAAATACAAAGCATCAGTCGAGTTGGTGTACACGATGTCCGTTGGGTATATCGAGGAAGACAGAGGTGGGGTTCAAAAATGGAATCTACACTACGGGTGGAATGTAAAAGACATTGAAGAATTTGAGAAGTTCATGACACTTCAGGCTGAAGCCTATGTCGCATCTGAAGATGAAAGCAGCGGTGACATGAATTTTCTTTTAAACTAAACAAATGGATTTAATAAGAAAGATTGTCATTGGGGCAAACCCCAAGGACGCATTGGCATACTATGTCGGTATGAGGGCTGGGCAGGGTAATGTCTGTGCCATCAAGGAAGACGAGGCAGCCCTATATAAGTATAATGTAAGAAGGTATCATGTCTTTGTAGAAGACGACGACTCAACGTACATATGGAAGACGATTGAGAATCTACCTATTTTAATTGAATATGATTGTAATTTCGAATGAAAGCTTTAAGACACTTTATTGTACAGGTCCCTGAGAAGACAACTGACAAGGTTACTGTCGGGGGAAAAGAATTATTTTTAGACACTAGGTTCAACGAGTTCGACCACAGGATATGCTATGGCGAAGTTCTTAGCGCACCATTAATTTACGACACTGGCGTAAAGAAGGGAGATACACTGTTCTTCCATCACCACGTCACTATAAGTAAAAGCCTAGAACTTGGTGAGAATAAGTACATCGTATTTTATGATGAGAACCAAACAAACCAAAGCCATGCTATTGCATACAGGGATTCGGATGGTGAGCTACACATGCTTGCTGGGTGGGTCTTCGTACAACCTATAGAGGTAGAGTCTGTTGAGGAGGTCACTGAATCTGGAATCATTGTTGACCTAGATGTTAGTGATGTCGAATACGAAAAGGAGGCTAAGATGTTTATGCCTCATCCCGACCATATAGCACAGGGCGTAAAGGCTGGAGACACTGTAGGTTTTGATAAGGACAGAGACTATAAGATGAAGCTTGATGACGGCACGATAGTTTATCGTATGTTGTCAGATAACATCAGCTATGTCGTCAACTAAGTTCACCACAACAGCAGCAGCCAAAAGACTTATGAAGTCTATGGAGGTGGCAATCAATAACATGATTGATGAGGTCAGAAAGCCTGTTGACCCAGAGGCTGGTGGTACGCAAAGAAAGGCAGAATTACAATCAATCAAGCAGACCGCGATTGACTGCAAGGAGCTTCTCGTTGAGAGACAGAGGCTAGAGCAGATGGTCAAAGACTTACAGGCTAACGGCTCCATTGAGGATGCTAAAGACTATTCAGGAGGGTTTGCAGAGAAATTTTCTAAATGAGCAATCTAGTAGATGTAGAGGGTTATGATGACAAGGTTATTAAGATTTGCCCCAAGGGTACGCTCGGAGATATCGTGGAAGTCGGCAGCCTTCTCATTGGCTTACCAAAGACCCCAAAGTCAGGAATCTCAGGTGAAGACTTGGAGACAAGTATGCAAGTGTGGAGAAGGGTATCTATGCCACAGGAGTTGTCCCGTATTAGAAGCATGGACGAGTGGCAGCAGACTCCAAAGGAGTTTCGAGAAAGATTCCGTCCTTATATCGAGGAGGAGTTTCGAAGGCGTAGTGAAGGTTTTTGGTTTTACAATCAGGGTGTACCTACGTTTATCACTGGGAGGCACTACATGTTCCTACAGTGGAGCAAGATTGATGTCGGGTTCCCGTCTTACCTCAAGTTCCAAAGAGAGATATTTCTTCACATGGCTGCTTGCGAAGTTGACCCGCGTTGTATTGGGCAGCTTTACACTAAGTGCCGTAGGTCTGGTTATACTAATATCTGCGCTTCTGTCCTTGTTAATGAAGCTAGTCAAGTTAAAGACAAACTTCTTGGCATTCAGTCAAAGACTGGTAAGGATGCTCAGGAGAATATCTTCATGAAGAAATGCGTTTCGATGTTTCGGAACTACCCATTCTTCTTCAAACCAATTCAAGACGGTACGACAAACCCAAGGGTTGAGCTTGCCTTCCGTGAGCCATCAAAGAGGATTACAAAGAACAACAAGACCACCAATGTAGGTGACGCACTTAACACGGTACTCAACTGGAAGAACACCACTAACAACGCTTACGATGGTGAGAAGCTGCACATGCTATACATGGATGAGGCTGGTAAGTGGGAGAAGCCTGCTGACATCAGGGAAGCTTGGAGGATTGAGAGAACGTGTTTAATAGTTGGTCGTAGGGTTGTGGGTAAGGCACTCGTAGGCTCAACGGTAAACCCACTAGACAAGGGCGGTTCTGAGTACAAAAAGCTATGGGATGATTCTGACACAAACAAGAGGAATGCCAATGGTAGGACTACCTCAGGTCTGTATCGTTTGTTTATCCCTGCCTATGAAGCTCTAGAGGGATTCTTTGATGTACATGGGAACCCGATAACTGTAGACCCCTCATCACCTATACAAACACTTGATGGTGAGATGATGGCTATGGGCTCTAAGAGCTTCTTAAAGAATGAGAGGGATGCCGTTAAGCATGATGCTAGGGAGATGAATGAGATAGTTCGTCAGTTCCCTTTCACTACTGATGAGGCGTTCAGGGATAGTATAGAGGGTAGCCTTTTCAACATTGGCAAAATATACGAGCAGATGGAATACAACGATGCACTGTTCCCTAGTCCTGTTGTTGTTGGAAACTTCCAATGGGCTAACGGTGTAAAGGACACGAAGGTTATATTCAATCCAGACCCTAATGGTAGATGGCGAATCTGTTGGACCCCATCTCAGGAAGACAGGAGTGTGATGAAGACTCAAGGAAGTAAGAGGGTCCCACCGAATCCTAACATTGGATGTGGGGGAGTAGATAGCTATGACCTTGACGCTACAGTTGACGGTAGGTCATCAAAAGGTGCGTGCCACATTTACAATAAGTTTAATCTTGATGGTGCTTCAAACATGTTCGTTGCTGAGTATGCGAGTAGACCACCTATGGCTAGTATATTCTATGAGGATGTTCTGATGGCAGCAGTTTTCTATGGCTATCCACTACTGATTGAGAATAACAAGTATGGTATCGTAAGGTACTTTGAATCAAGGGGTTATGATGGATATGTGATGGATAGACCAGCTCATCTTAGCTCCTCTAAAAATCAAATGACCGTAAAGACTAAGGGTATACCATCCAACTCTCAAGACGTAATACAGGCTCACGCTTCAGCCATTGAGGACTACATACATAACCATGTTGGTTCAGATGACGAGGGGAATCCAGGCAGGATGCATTTCAACAGGACACTAGAAGATTGGATAGGATTTAAAATAGACAACAGGACGAAGTTTGACCTTACCATTAGCTCTGGCTTGGCTTTGTTGGCTGCCCAAAAGGTTAAGAAAAAGAAGAAGGTCGTTAACTTTGAGGAGAAGGTTTTCTTCCGAAGATATAAGTAATCTGAAACACGACAATGTATTGCTATATTTGCAAGTGAGCTCCAATCTAGATAATGAGTTATAAAAACAAAAACACGAATAAGGCAGGATTCCCAGACCCGTTTGCTTCACCAGAGGAAAAGATGAGTCAAAGCTATGGCTTGCAGTTTGCAAAGGCGATAGAAGCGCAATGGGGAAGGGGGGAGGATAGCTCCAGCCTATACAGCCGAAGAAGACACGAATTCGAAAAGAGTCGTGATTACGCTAACGGGACACAAGACACTAGCATCTATAAACAGATTCTAAACTCTCTTGACCCAAACAATGGTGATGGTACACTGCTGAACCTCGACTGGAGTCCAGTGCCTATCGTCCCTAAGTTTGTTAAGGTAGTTGTTAACAGAGTCCTATCAAGAAAGCCATACCCAAAGGTAGAGGCTATAGACCCTATTAGCAAGCAAGAGAAAGATGCAAAAAAGGCTGAGATAGAATCATCTATTGGTGATAAGGAATTATTGATGGAAGCTAAGGCTATTGGTCTTACTCCAAATATAGACCCAGACACTTTACCAGATACCACCGAGGAGGCTGAAATCTTCATGGACCAAAACGTCAAGACTAGCTCAGAGATTGCTGCTCAGTTGGCAACATCCTTGACGTTGGACTGGAATGATTTTGACCAAGACATATACAGACGTAATATTGAAGACTTAGTTGTATGTGGTATGGGTGTTGTCAAAAGAGATAACGACCCCAACTATGGTATCGTAACTAGATACATAGACCCAGCAAACTTCATTCATAGTTATACTGAGGACCCAAACTTAAGCGATATAGTTTATGCTGGTCATGTTTCTAGGATTAGCATTCAGGAGTTGAAGAGAAGAGCTGGGAATCAAATCTCAGAAGAGAAGTATGAGGAGATAGCAAAAGCTGTAATGCACAAGAGTTATAATGACTCAAAGGCATTTGCTAGAAGAGACTACTCAACAGCTTCAGGAACCTTTAATTATGGTTATGACACTTACTTGGTTGATGTTATGGACTTTGAGTTCTTAACAGTTGACTGTGTGTATTATGAAAGTAAAGAATCTCAGTATGGAAATATGGGGTTCTACTTCAAGGGTTCTGAGTACAAGGAGTCACCAAACTCTGTGTACGAGAGAGAGCCAGTAAAGATGGAGAACCAGATGGTCTACTCTGGTAGCTTTATTATAGGTTACAACTGTCTGTTTAATTATGGTCTTCAGTCAAACATGCCTAAGAACATACACGACTTAACTAAGACCAAGATGTCTTACAGTGTGTCTTGTACTAACATGAGGAGGATGATGCCTAAGTCTTTAGTGAGTGGTGTCATTGGTTTTGCTGACCAACTTCAACTTACTCACTTGAAGATACAACAGGCAATCGCTAAGGCGAAGCCTGACGGTATATTGGTTGACATCGAAGGACTGGAAAACGTCCAGCTCGGTAGAGGTGGTGAATTGCAACCATTAGACATTCAAGACATTTACGAACAAACGGGTGTCTTCTACTATAGAAGTAAGAACCCAGAAGGTGGATTCCAAAATCCTCCTATACGTTCTATTGAGAATAGTATTAGAAACATCAACGAGTACATTGGATTGTACAACCACTACCTCAGAATGATTCGTGACGCTACGGGTATCAATGAGGTCATGGATGCATCTACTCCTAAGGGTGATGCTCTTGTTGGTGTAAGACAGCAGGCACTTGCCGCTGGTAACAATGCCCTTTACGACATAACAAATGCCAGCTTGATTATTTACAAGAGGGTTTGTTCTGACATTATAAAATGTCTTCAGGTCATACCTAATGACTCTGTTTTGTATAGGGTTTATAGTAAGGCTATTGGTGATATAAGTATGGACATTCTAAGTAGCTTTAATGAAATACCTATGTACAACTATGGTATTAGAGTTGTTAGAGATATGTCCGACGAGGATAGAATATTCTTAGAGCAAAACCTTCAAGCCTCGTTAGCACAAAGGGAGATAGACCTTGAGGATGCTATCGCTGTTAGAGAGGTAAAGGACATCGACCAAGCTCAAAGGCTACTTGCCATCAGAAGGAGAAAAAGAATGCAAATGCGTCAGCAGATGCAACAACAAAACATTCAGGCTCAGGCTCAGGCGAACTCTCAAGCACAGCAGATGGCTGCTCAGGTTCAGGCTCAAAAGATGCAAATGGAAGCTCAAATAGAAGCTCAAAAGTTGCAGCTTAAAGGTCAGTTAGACGTTCAAGTTGCTTCTGCTCTCCATCAGATGAAGAAAGAGATTGAAATGATTCGTGCTCAAGCATCGCTTGGATTCAAGACTGATGACCAAGAGTTCAAGGAAAAGCTAGAGGTTCTTAAGGAAGACAGAAAAGACAACAGGGTACAGAAGCAAGCTGTTGAGCAGTCTAAGCTTATAGCACAAAGAAAAGGAGAGCGTCCAGTTATGGAAGAACAGACTGACGCTAATACAGATATAGTAAATCAAATTCTAGGAGATGTCTAAAATAAATCTTGATATTTCAAAGCGTGTGGATATCACATGCAGAAAGGGAGATACCTTCAAACTATCTATTGATGTGACGGACTCCGCAGGAGCTGCTCTTAACCTTTCAGGTTACACCATTAAGATGGAGGTAAGAAATGCGTTAAACGCTGACGCTGCATATGGTGATAGTGACACTGCCATCGTACTCAGTACAGTACCGTCTAGTGGTACTAAGCAACTAACAACCTCTCTCAATGATGGAGGTACTACTGGTCGCTTAGTAATTACTGGGAGTAACACCAACATGGCTGCTGCCGCAGCTGGTGAGTACGTTTATGATATTGAGGCATTAGTCAGCGGAGAGGCTACCACGTGGCTTGCTGGAACATTCACTATAAACGATGATGTGAGCGTATAATGAATTTGACCCTAAACATATCTACTGGTAACACAGTAAAGCTAAACCTCCCAAGTCAACAAACCGTTCTTACAGCAGTATCTACTGTCAACAACTTGACGGTATCTTCAGTTGGTATCCCAGGGGCTACAGGAGCTACAGGAGCGCAAGGTTCTACAGGAGCGCAAGGTTCTACAGGAGCCACTGGTCAACAAGGTCCTGCTGGTGCTACGGGAGCGCAAGGACCTGCGGGAGCTACAGGAGCTCAGGGTCCTGCTGGGTCTACGGGTGCTACGGGTCCACAAGGTGCTACAGGTCCACAAGGTGCTCAAGGACCTGCTGGGGCAGATGGTATACAAGATATTGTTAGTGACACTACACCGCAGCTAGGTGGAGACTTAGATGTAAACGGTAATGAAATCATAAGCGGTTCAAACGGTGATATTGAACTAAACCCACATGGCACAGGTGACGTCAAGCTAGGTAATTTTATATTTGACGTAGACCAGTCAGTAGGTGCAGGTCAAGACAACCATGTTCTTACATACGATAACAGCACACAGAAGATATCATTAGAGCCATCTGCTGGAGGAGGCGCTACAACCTTACCGCAAAGTTTTAGTTTAAGTTTTGAAGCACAACTAACCAATGGAAATTACTTTTATGGTAATCGAAGATATGGGTGGAATTATATTGTTTGGAATCTTAGTGATAGTAATATGGTGCTTCCTTACTATGACCTTGTATCAGCGATGGTAGCTATAAATGATTATACAGCTATTAGTGTGAAAGGTATTGCTGGTAGCATGAAAACGTCAAACTCTATCTCAATTGAGTTTTCCCTTTGGAAAGGAACAAATGCTGGAGGAACGGGAAATTTTACCGCCACGCAACAAGGCTCAACACATACTGTAGCCTATGACACAAGTGATGTAATGAAGCCGTTGAGTTTTGGTGCTACTGGATTAACAATAGACGAAGGTGATTACATTTTTTTAGCGATAAAAAACCCATCATACTCAGTTAGGGAAGATATCGCGTGTTCAATTATCGTCACATTTAGCTAATAACATGAAAAAAGAAATAAATACAAACCCCGATAATTGGGAAGACATAGAGTTGTTAGATGCTAATGCAACTAATGAGGAGCTACTTAAAAGAGTCAACATTCTTACAGAATACGTCAACTATCTGTACAAAGGATACGAGGGTATTTAACAATCAAGGTAATATTCCCTGTATTCACCGTATAACTAAGTTACTTAACTTTGCAGGATATGTCTAAAGCAGCAGAGAAGGCAAAGAGATTAGGATTCAAGGGTGTTAACAAACCAAAGTTGACACGAAGCCATGCAACTAAAAAGGCTGCTGTTCTCAGCACGCTAGGTCCTGGTCAAGAGGATGGAGTGCTCATTAGGTTCGGTGACCAGAAGATGGGTAACAACTATAGCGCAAAAGCTAGGACCGCCTTCAAGAAAAGACATGCGAAAAATATTGCTAGAAAAGGGAGTGCAGCTTATTGGGCTAACAGATTCCTTTGGAAGGCAGGAGGAAATAAAAAGTCACCTCCAAAGTCACAAAAGAAAACATATAAATAAAATATAATTATGAGTAAAGAACTCGAACAAGCAATGGAAAACGCGGGATTCGCAATTAGTGATACCCCTCCAAACTTAGAACAAAATGATATTCAAGAAACTCAAGCAGAGCCTACTCCAGCTCCTATGGAAAGTGAAGGGGTGGTTGAACAAGCTACTGCTGAAGATACGCAGCCTGTTGATACAGGCGAAAACCAACCTGTTGAATCTGTTCAGCAGGAAGTAACACAAGAAATAACGTCCTCTGAATACGATAACGTAGATGTCGATTCTGAAGTCCTTCGTTATGTCAGCGAAAAGCTCGGCAGAGAAGTGACTGATTACGACTCTATAGTTCAAGCGTTTCAGAGTACACCCGCAGAAATAGATGAGCGAGTAGCCGCCATCAATGATTTCGTTTTAAAGACTGGTCGTTCGCCAGAAGATTGGTATAAGTACCAGCAGCTCAACCCTTCCGAAATGGATGACATGACTGCGGTAAGAAACCAAATGGTGATTGAGCATGGAAACCTTACACCTGAGGAGGTAAACCTCCTTATGTCTAGCAAGTACAAGCTCGATGAAGAACGCTATGACGAAAACGATATTCAGATGTCTAAGCTACAACTCAAGCTTGATGCGGAAAAAGCACGTCAAAGCATATCTAATTTAAGAGACGACTATCAGTTGCCTATTAAAGAAGCTGTTGCTGGAGAGGTGCAGTCCCCTATAACAGAGCAATGGGTGAACACTATGACTAATGAGGTCAAAGAGTTTGATGGTTTAATCTTCGACCTTCCGAATGGCGAATTCACTTTCGGAGTTGATGACAACTATCGTAAATCTCTCATTAGTAAGAACACACAAATCGAAAACTACTTCGATGATTACATCCATGATTCGGGTGATTGGAATTTTGAAAAGCTTAACGCTCACCGAGCTTTGGTAGACAACATTGACAACATTGTTAATTCTGTTTATCGACAAGGTTTGAGTGATGGGCAAAGGAATGTAGTGGAGAAGGCTGCGAATGTGACCAATCAATCTCCACAAGCCAATCCGAGTCAAGGCGGTAATAATGTCGCAGACCAGTTGAGAGCAGCTTTAGGTGGTAGAGGGACACCAACTTTTAATGTTTGATATAAAAAATAAGAAATCATGGCTTTAGGGCAACAAGGGCAAAATGCTCGTACTAATGCTCCACAAGGGGCAACTAACAACGCCTTTAACTTAGGCGCACCTGTAGGGAAGTATGCTTCTCTCGGAGACCTAGCTTCTGTTCTTGCACCAGATGTAAGAAAGGACCTAGTTAAAACTTTTGGAAATCAAGGCATCTCTGGTCTACTTGAATTGATGGGAGCTGTAAAACAAGTAGGTACTAACGATGAGGTGACTTACTTCGAGGAAACTCGTCTTCACCCAATCCAAGCAGTTACTTTAGCTGCTGAAGTTGCTGCTGGAAAGACTCAGTTAATTCCAGATAACGCTGTTATTAATGACGGAGGTAACTACGCTGACGCAGACATCCTCAAAGTAAGAGAGGGTGACTTGGTACTTCACCCAGTTGATAAGATTGTTTGTATCGTTACAGCTGCTACTGCTTCAACTGGTGCTTTCACCATCGCTAACTTTGCTGACGCTAACTTGACAGCAATCCCAGCAGGTGCAAAAGAGTTCCCAATTGTTGGTAACATGTACGCACAAGGTACTGACCAACCTGGAAGATTCATCGAGTCTAACATAGTTAAGAGAACCAATCCTTTTGCTATCGTAAAAGAAACTTACCAAGTAAGTGGTTCTGCTGCAACTAACATCGGATATATTGATGTAGGTGGTGGAGACTACAGATGGTACATCAAAGGTGAAATGGACGCTCGTCAGAGATTCCTTGACGCTAGAGAGTTGACCATGTTGTTAGGTAAGAAGATGGTAAACTCAAGTGGACCTTCTGGCATTGACGGTACTGAAGGTTACTTCTCTGCTGTTGCAGAAAGAGGTATCACAACTGCTGCCTCAACTGATTTGGATACTATTGGTGAATTGGATACTTTGATTGCTTTGCTTGATAAGCAAGGTGCTACTCCTGAGTATGCTGCAATGTTGAACAGTGCTGTTTTTGCATCGTTTAACAGCATGCCTGCTGCTGCTGGTGCTGGTGCATCTGTTACTTCTGGTGTTGCTGCTAACTTTGGTGCATTCCAAAACAATCAAGATTTGGCAATCAACCTTGGGTTCCAAAGCTTCGCTAGAGGTGGATATACTTTCCACTTGAAGAAAATGGGTCTACTTAACAACCCTAACTTGTTGGCTAACACTGCTGGTGAGGGTATCGTTAAAGGATGTTTGATTCCATTGGCTAATGTAGCTGACCCGAAGACAGGTCATAGTGCTCCTGCTTTGGAGATGAACTACAAGGCTGCTAACGGATACAACAGAGAGATGGAACACTGGGTAACTGGTGGTGGTGTTCTTGGATTTACCAATGACACTTCTGACGTTGCTAAGTTCCACTATCGTTCTGAGTGTTGCTTAATCACTAGAGCTGCAAACCAGCACGTATTGATTAAAGGATAATCTAGTTTGTAATGAGGGGGAGGGAGATTCTCTCCCCTCCATTACCTTTTTTAATTAAATATTATATAATGGAAAAACAAGTAAAACGTGGTACGGGTACACCACAGAAAAAAACTACCCCACAAAAAGCTACCCCACAAAAAAAGGCTACATTCAAAAGGGTAATTCCTAATGAGACTAACATGCCAAAGACCTATGAGGTCATAAGTGGCAATAACTTTATTCTAAAAATATCTTCTAAAAACGTAAGAGCTATTGACCCGTCGAGTGGAAGAGTTAGAGCTTTAAGGTATTGTCCCCTTGAAGATTCTCCGTGGAAAGACGAACAATCAGGCTTGGCTCAAATAGGTTCGGTAATGTTTGAGAATAAATTCTTAACAGTTTATCCCGACCAGCCTAATCTAATTTCCTTCTTGGAACATCACCCTGACAATCACAAGAACGGTGGTAGACTGTTCAAGTTGGTAAACAAAGAGGAAACCTTCGAAGAAGACATTGAGTCTGAATTTAAGATTAGTGATGCAATCAGTATCATCAAGGCTAGACCTATTGATGAGTTACTACCAGTTGCATTAGCTCTTAACATCAACACAAACCAAAAAGACTTAGCCATTAAGCACTCTTTAATAAAGATTGCAAAGTCTAATCCAGATAAGTTCTTGAGCACGCTAGACAGCCCTATGGTTAATGCACGCTCTGTTGTTTCTCAATCAATTGATTTCCAAATCATTGAGGATAGAAATGGTGCAGTAGTTTGGTTTGACACAGGAAAGATGATTGCATCAATCCCTGTAGGTCAGGATGCTGTTGAGGTTTTGACTAGGTTCGTAATGACAGACAAAGGTGCTACAGTTCTCTCAGAGCTTGAGAGACAGCTAGAAGCCATTGCCTAAACATACGACACTACATAGTATGAATATGAGGGGGTTTATAGCCCCCTCTCTTTTTCTGTATATTTGCGTAACAATCCCCAAT